TTGTGCGTGTTATAACATTCGTAAAATTTCTGTTCTTAATGAATGCCGGATTGTTTCTGTCTAATGCCCAACTTAAACTTGCGTCTGATTGCGGCATGACCGCTTTACCATATAATTTTGGAATACCGTTCTCGTCAACCTGCCATATTTCTGCTTGGGTTTTGACAAAATAAATCGATCCTGGTTTCCAAATCTCCGGATAATTATCAATTTGTATGTGATCTACTAACATATTAATTATGTATTATCGTCCATTCACAGCCTCCAGTAGCAGGCTGTGTTGGTATAGCTGTTTCAATTACATTCGTCTCACCAGTAGCCGGATGTATATCATTCCTTTTATAATAGTCCACAATCTCCGGTTGCACCAGCGACTGATCTATTTCCGGAATGATAAGCTTTTGCCCGGCAGTCAATGTGTCGGTAACACTCAATCCATTGGCGAGTGCTATTTCAAATACGCCTTCTATCGTGCCGTATTCTTGCACGGATATGTCAAAAAGTGACTGATTGTTTAAGACTGTTATTTCTTTCATTATTATTTGTCATTGCGAGGAGCGAAAGCGACGTGGCAATCTCTCCACTATTTTATTTTTACCCTATTTATCACCGTGCTTTTGCCGGTAATCATCAAATGCCTCCTTTAATTTGCGATACTTGGTTTTCCACAGTTCTAAATTTGTCCGAAGGCTTTTAATCTCTTCTCTGAGCTCGTTGAGCTCATTTTCTACTTCTCGGCGGATTTCCACTTTCATATTATCCAAACGTTCCTTGTAGAACTTTTCCAACTCTGCATAGCGGTCTTTGTAACGTCTTTCTAAATCGTCAATAGCATATTGATACAAGTCCACAATCTTCTTAGTAGCATCCGCTTCAAAACTTTTTACTTCGGCACGTTTTTTCCGGGCATCCATCCAAAAACCGCCTGATATAACCAATATCAAAAAATTGATAATCTCTGTAAGGTGTGTGCTTATTAGTTCGTTCATAACTTTATACTTCAATGATTATTTCTTCAATTCTGTTTTTTAACACCGGATCCACATAGCCGTCATATTTCAATTGCATTTTCAGATTCCTGTAAAACTTTGCCTGAGTTACATTTGTTTTCAAATATTTTGATGCCCCAAAACCAAGCATTGGCCATTCTTTTATTTCGCCCGGATGTGCCAAAAAGATAATTTGCACATTTTGTTGATCGGCTCTGCCAATCGCAAAATCGCCGTTCTCAATCTTCAAATCGAGTTCATTAGTCAATAATATGTCGTTCCCGTTTGTCATCAGCTCAATGTTCCGGTTCCTGTTCCGGTTACTGCGCCACCTGTGGCGCTTGTCCCGGTTATCGTTGTATTTACTTCTGCCGTTTTGATATAGTTGTCAATAGCGGTAGCCAATTTGTCTGCAAATTCGTCTATTGCCTGTGCCTGATCCGTTTTATCTTTAAGACCGTTTAAAATGTTTTTAATCTCTGTTTTAAGCGTTTGCTTTACAAGTGCCATTATTCAAATAATTGATTTACTTTTTGGGTTATTTCATTAAATTTGTCAATATCTGCCGGGCTAAAATTACCGGGGCCGGCAGGTGTCTGTATAATCGCATTTTGTAACTGCGATAACAATCCGGTCAATATTTCTTTGCAATCCGCTTGCCCGTTTTTTACTACAAACTTTCCGTCCTGTATGTGAAATTCAGCGCCGTTTACAACGCTTATTATTTTTTCAATTTCAGATGTAGCAATAAGCACAGCTTCTGTATTGCTATTTTCAATTATCCCTACCAAAACAAAGCTGTTTTCGGCAGGGATAATTTTCATATAATTATCATAACCTCCCGCAATAGCGCCAATTCGCACACCGAAAATATCCGGCTTCCCTTCCATTTGCAGGTCAAAAGTATCATCGGACACATTAACCGCTTTCCCGGAAAGGATAACCGACTTTTCGTGCTTTTTTATCAATGATACAATGGCTTGTGTTATTGCTTCGGTCATTTTGTTTTGTTATTTACTACTGTCCATATCAAAAGCGCAAAAAATGCGTATAACAGATACATTGGATTAATTTGAAGTCCCGAGGATTTTAAGTCCTTGACTTTTTCGTCTTTTGTTTCTGTTTTTTCATATACTTCTTTTTGCTCTTTTGGCTTTTGAATTGCCGTAATACTCTTCACTTTTTTATTGCGTATTTTCGTTTTAAGCACCAAATTTTTATTTTCTACAATAATGGTAGTATCCTTTTTTTTGATGATAATATTCGGCTCATACACAATACTGTCCTTCGGAATCTTCACAATACGCACTCCGGTTTCTTTGGTTTCGGTATGCGTTTTTGTCTTGGTTCGCTGTGTATCTTTAAGCAGTCCGCAGCTGCTCATTGTTATTGTCAATATGATAATTAGCAAGTATCTCATTTAGCAATATTTTTTTCGGGTATTCCTATTTCTTTTAACCATTTTCGCCAATCAAAGCAAGGGCAGTCTTTATTGGCAAATCGGTTATGCCCCGCTATTTTTATCCACGGATAACGCTTAACCATAAATCTGACGTAATCCGCCATAGTTTCTTTTTGTGCAGGTGTTAGTGTGTCTTTGGGTTTTAGGTTTTTATCCAAACCGCCCACATAAACCACGTGTCGGCTGATGCTGTTTATCCCTTTCACTCCCCACGTCATTTCGTGATTTTCAATCAATGTATCCATATCATAGTCCGTCAGATTTTCCAACCTTCCGTCCAAATGGATCATATCAGAATAACCTAAGCGCGACCATCCCCTGCCTTTAAGGTGCCACTCTTCAATATCTTTCCGGGTTACCTTTCTTCCCTCCGGCGTTGCCGTGCAATGGATAACCAGATATTTAATTTTTTTATTCATAGTTTCATACTTAATTTTACGTCTCTTTTAAATCCGCCTGATTTGTTAAAAGTAATATCAACGGCTTCTACCAGATAAGCCCCATCGCGCTCACTATCCGGATAATTCGGATCGGTTATTTCAACCGTGTCGCCGGAGTGAACACGCGGAACGCCCCAAATGGGTAACTTTCCCTGATAGCCGTCAAAGGATAAACTTTTATAGTTCTTTTCGGCTAATTCTTTTAACTCGTCTAATGTCTTACCGGTAAAGTGTAGCGTCCTGACTGCTCCGTTATTATCGCCGTAATCAGCTGTAAGACGTTTGCCGTCATCGTTGATACTAATGGCTTTTATCAGCACTTTTACATCATCTTTGCTGACGAATTTTAAATCGTTTCGCAGCGCTCTTACATTCCGGTTCAGGTTAATTTCGTGCTTGGCGTCCGGAACAATGCTCACCGGGAAGCCTACTTTTAAGACTTTGCCGACAAACCTGCTGTGTAGTCCGTAATCTTTTCGGAGTTGTTCTAATACTTCATAAGCGGACGCATTGTCCACCCGGAACTTTCCAAGCTCCACATCATCAATAACATCAATTTCGTAACAGTTGGCAATAACATTGAGTAGCTGTTTAAGCGAAACGGATTTGTAACTGATAGTAAAGTTGGTTTGTTTCAGTTTCCACATTTCGTCTTCGCACTCAATTACCAAAGGAATATCCGCTCCGATTTTGGCGATATATCCGGAAAACTCTTCTTCGTTTTTTCCGTCATATCCCAAACTAATCTTTACCGGATCGCCTACTTTGATGTAGTCTCTGACATTTCTGTTTTTCAATGAACTCGTTTTACCGTCCTTTTCCAACCGGTTAAATTCTCTCGGTAGTTTAATTACGGCTGTATCGGTCAGCTTTTTAATGCTTTGATTGATGCTGATTGCGGATACGTTTTTGGACTTGATTTGTCCGAGAACTATCTCGCAGCTCATATCGTGATACAGGTAATTCATTACTGATTAGGATTTAATAAGGTAAAACCTACCGGATTAATGCTTTTGGCAGTCAAGTTAAACTTTACCGTATCTGCATAACCGGGAATGGGTGTAATAGCTATTTGCTTAAAATAGATACTGTCAATATTCTTATCCTCAAACTGGTCACCGAACACATCGACTACACCGTTGTATTGAAACAACTGAATTAATTTGCGGATATGTTCTTTCGGGTATTGTCTGTTTTCTATGTCAATCAGCAAACCCGCTATGCGTATATCCCACTGCTTTGTTCCCCAGCGCTCTACCACTACATCATCGCTTCCGTTGATAGGCGTTTCAATATGGTTTTTTGCCTGTGCAAAACTGATAACCGGCGGTGGCGCCAATATTTTGTCTATACCTACTATATTGGTAAAAGGCACTTTGGCAAAATTGACTTGCTTATCGTCAAACGAAAAACTGACATTAGCCACACTTTCATCTACATCATCAAAGAAGCTTAATTTGTAATCTGTATCGACACGCACTTTGTTTGGCTTATTGTTAGCCAATAAGCCAAACGCCGCTGCGTATCTCCCGCTTAGATTAAGTATTAACTCCTGTGTCATAGTTTGCCTAACTCAACGCCGAGTATTCCTTTTTCGGCTAAATATTTAACTTGTGCCCACTTTATTGCATATACATCATCCGGCAATTCTTCCGGAAAAGGGATATGCAAAAAGTAACTGATCAGTGCATCAATCTTTAAGATGTTATCTTCAAGGTCGGAATGATGCAACCCGACCGCTAAAACTTTTTTATGCGGCCGTTCCCGATAGGGATCAACTCAGACAGTAAACTTACCGTAGTGTTGAACATAAAGTCGTCAGCCTCGATAATTTCTCTGTCCGTCAATACACATCCGCGCACGAGAATTTCTTGCGCTTTCTTCGGGTTTTGGTCAATCCACTTCATATATTGAGACAGCACCTGACGGGACGGAACCTGTGCGGCTACCTCAATAAATTCGTTTTCTTTGTCGTCAACCGGAATTTCCAAAATGGCTAATTTTGCCTTTGGATAATTCTTTTTAATAGCTTCTTTTTGCTTTTCGTCTAAACGTTTTACTTTCATACTTAATCTATTTTAGTGGTTATTAAAATCAATATCCAATACGAACAATTCGTATTGTTTCTTCAATCCCATATCACCGGTAACCTCACGCCCTTGGTCTTGGAATTTGGCGATAATCGTATCGTTTACAATATCGTTGTAATCATTGACGTAGGTTACATTGATAGGAAACGGTCTAATCTTTAACAGGTCACCGCCTGCCGCTTTTTCAATCGGTGAGATAGCGTGCATCGGAATGGTTACCGAGCAAGTCGGTTCATCTTTTCCGTGACTCCAACTCGTGGCTTTGCTACTACCCAAAGAATAGTTGTTTTGGTGCTCCCGCTTTTTAGCATAGCTTATTTCGTCAATATCAATCAACACACCGGCAATGGTTACCTGTGCATCTACACTGTCGTAAGCTTTTCCGTTTATTATTGCTCTTGCCATTACAATTTGGTTTTAAGGTTAGACGTTCCGGAAATCTTACCTACTGATCCGTAGGGAATGATTTCATCTGATAATTTCAATACCTTTTCAACGACTAAATCGCTGTTAGGGTCAACCGTTACTTTTCCGTAGGATATTTCACGGCGCTTTTCCATATCACCGAAAACACTGTCTCCGATGTTTTCAAAATACTTTACCACACCTACCGGCACTTTTCCGGTTTTAGGATCTACCGGTTGCACGGTTTTTACTTTCGGAAGCAAAGTAGAGCGAAGTAGTCGTCTGGCTTTGTCGTGTGTTCTTCCGTATGCAATGGTGTGTTCGTTTACATTATTGTCGGCATCTACAATAATAGGCGTGCAGGTATGGTCATCGTTCCAGCGAACACCGGAAAGTCCTTCATATTCGTACCCGAATATATAGCCTTTGGTGTCGAGTGTCTGTAAGTCATCAATCACATCGCTGTTTTTTTGATGCGATGATAACCCGGGTACCATCCATACATCTTTGGTTGCATCGGTCAGGTTAAAACTCTCTACATCGGCAATGTTTTGATTGACGGCTGCCTTGCTCAACACACCGAGTGCAGTTCCAACATCGGCATACTTTTGCAAGTTACCGGTATGTGCTTCGGCAAATGCCCAATCCTGACCGATAATTACACTAACTTTATGCGCGTCCACGTTGGGAATATCCCGTAAATCTGCCACAGATGACGCATCACCGCCATAGTCATAACCTTCCAAAAGTATCTGCAACGGCATATAGTGGCTGTCCGCCCAATCATACAAGCCCTGCGCTGTTGGAATGGCATTATACACGTCATCGGGTAATCCGTTTAGGTAGGTGGTAGATCCGGTAGGATTTACCGCTACGGCTAATTGTCTTACCTTGGCGCCTGCCTCCGACAATAATTTTTTGGCATACACATTCCCGGTATCTTCCAAAATTTCAACCATTGTTTTGCTTTGGTCAACCAACATCAAAAACAATTGCTGTCCTTCACCGGCATTGCGAAAAAACTCACTGATATGACGATGCACCATAACACTGTTGTCAGTGTCAAACTGTGCCGTTATACCAATGTTTTCTGCATCTTTAATCATAAATAGTTCCTTTACTTCACCCTGTGCTAAACCGGATGACGCAGGTGAACCTATAATTAAAGCGGAAATACCGTCGTCAATACCTAATGTATTGGCGCCGATACTTCCTCTGGTTATTTCAACTCCCTGTAATGACATATTCTACTTGTTTTCGTTTCCGTCATCAGTTCCTTTACCGGCTCCGTTACCGGTGCCACTGCCATCGTTTTCCGAAGTCTTTTTTGGCTCTGTCACGTCAGCAGGTGTAATTACCTGTAACTCTTTTTTAGGGTCTTTAACCGACAACTTTGCCAAGTTCTCGTTTGTAAAAAACTCCCCTTTTTTGTTCACGTAAAGCTTTTCGTATCCGTTGTCTTTAAACAACTTACGCGCTTTGGTTTTTACGGCTTTTGTTAAATTCATATCTCTTTCTCTTTTTTAAGGTTAGACTTTTGCACTTATAATAGCACCGATACTTCTTTGCTTTTTGGGTAGAGCAATAAAGTTGTGACGCACGTTATACAACCAAGATTGGTATGTTGGCTCAGGCTTGGAAGTGTAATTTTTGGTTCTACCGGTTGCTTTAAACATTTCGTCTCTCACGAAAGCAAATGTAGCACGGTAGTCATCGGCTCCCGGAATAGCTCCGTAAGACAACTTGGTTTTACCGGCAGCATTGAAATAGGGATTTTTTAAATACCAGTAAATTTTGAAACCTGCCAAAAACAAATTGAGTTTTCCGGTTTTTTCATCCTTAAATTGTCCCTTGAATAAGTTAGCTGTTTCCTTGTCTTGTAGCAAATCGTTGTAGTGGTCGCTTGACAATACCAAAATACGTCCCTCGTCATCAATACCGGCATCGTCAAATTTTCGTTTTAGTGATAACAAATCTTTGTATATCATCTTTTTTCTTCCTGTTCCGTCGTCTTCACCGGTTGTATCAATCACGGGAGTAAGTTCGGTATCTTCCTGCGGTGCCAAGGCGTGTGCCGCTTTACCGAATTTTGCTTTTTTTATTGCTTTAACATGCTTGGATTGAACCAGTGAAATTTTGTCATAAGCGATATAAGCGAGCTCGTCGTCAGATACCTTTGTGGCTACCGTTTGAAATTTATCCAACTGGATAGGTATGTCGCCGTCTGTTTGGGTTACAATAGGTATGGGATAAGTTGTATTATTTATCAATACTTCCGGATCTACACCTACATCAACCAAATGTATAATATCGTTATCGTTACGGCTGGCAATTACCAAATCGGATCGGTCCGGTATTTCGCTTAAAAACTGGGCATCTTCACCCGCTTTTAAGTTCCGCACCAATACGTCTGTCCAAATTTCTTGGTTTAATCCGGTAAACAATACACCGGTTTGTCCTGCCGGCAACATAGACAAGCCCGTGGTAACCACGGCTACTGCCTTAAAATCAAATCCTGTGGCTTGTGCTACCGCACTCGACACAAAAGCGATGAGTAACAACGCTGTAAATAATGCTATAAATCTCTTCATTTTTCTTATGGTTTTAAAGTTTAAAATTCTCTCCAAATTTGGCTTTACCCAAAGCCAAAAAACTTTCCGGGTCTTGCTCGGCCATTCGCTCCAATCCGCGCGGATCTTCTGCCTGCCATTTGTCCCAGTCCCAGTTTTCACGTCCCTGTGCTGATGCACCGGCGGTTCCCTTACTGATAAAGTCTTTGATAGACTTACGTTTCGGCATACCGTTCAATACGGTTTCAAGTGCTTCAATGCCGGATTTATCGGCAATGTTACGGTAGGTCTGCTCCTGCTTTTCGGTAATTTTACCTTTTAGCGGAGCCAACAAAGCATCGATTTTGGCTTGCTTTTGCTCGGCAAGTGTTTTTTCCAAATCGGACTTTGACTTTCTTTCTTGTTCAAGTTTGGCATTCAAATCCTGAACTTTTTTGTCATAATGTGCTTTTACGGCTTCTATTACTGCCGTGTCGGACGATTCCGGTGTTACACCGGTTAGTCCCAAAGCATTGATGATCGCTTCTTTCATTGGTTTTTTATTTTTATCTTTTTTGTTCGGTTCACTGAATTGAGTAAGTATCGCTGCAAAACTGCCGTAAACATCATCCGGACGCATTGCGGATAAATCCGTTATTTTGGTTTTGGTAACCGGTGGGATGATTTCATCAATCAAACCGATTTTTAAGGCATCTTTGGCGTTAAAGTAATTATCGCCGAGCATCAGTTTTTTAATCTTTGCATTAGGCAGGTTGGTAACTTTTTTGAGCTGGGCGATAAAGTTGGCTTCCATATCTTCGAGAAGCTTAGCAGCTGACCGGTGGTCTGCTGCCGTTCCGTTTACACCGCCACGCGGGGCGTGTATCATTATAAAGCCGTTTTCAACCATTCGGCGTTTATCTCCGGATGAAAGGATAAGCGAACCCATACTGAAAGCCGTACCTACTACATCTATTTGCACAACTGCCGGTGAGTTCTGAATACGTTGTATGATAAAGTTTCCGGCAAATACATTGCCTCCTTTGGTATGCAGGTGAATGATAATTTTGTCATACTTTTTTTCGAGCTGTGAAAAATAATCATCAAAATACCGGTCATCACCGTCCCAGATGATACCATACATAAATAAGTTGTTATCCTTTACCTTTATTATCATTTCAAACTGAATTATGCCCAAAAGTATGTAGCGAGTGTTGTAATGACAAAAATTGTTGCAAGGCTTGCAATGATTGTTGCAAGCCTTGCAACAATTTTTACAAAAAACCGGTTGCAAACCTATCTTTGAAAAAATATAAGGTATGAAAGGACTATCTAACCAAAAGAAAAGAGCCATTGCAGAACGTATGTTTATCGAAGACGGCGAAACGGCAAAAGCCATTGCCGCTTATTTAGATGTGTCCGAACAAACCATTAGCCGTTGGCGCAAAGGACGACCGGGTGAAAAAAGCTGGGATTTGCGCCGGGCGGAAGTTTTATCGGCTCCTCACAAAATCAAAGAGCTTTTAATACAGCAACTCGAAAAAATTGCCAACGGCGAAAAAGCCACGATTGACGCCGATGCATTGGCAAAAATCAGTAAAGTGTTGGAAACCGTATCCGGAAAAATATCCGTGCAGGTGGTATTGTCGGTGTTCAAAGAGTTTGACAACTGGATGGCATCACAGGATCCGGAACAAGCCATTAAGTTTTTAGAATGGCACAAAGCATTCATATTACATAAAGCGGCAACGGAATAATGGAAATCAATAAAAAATATGAAAAGCTCATACGCAATTATGAATTGCACTGTCGAAGGATAGAGCAGTCCACTTATATCAATATTGCCGAAAACCCTGCGGAAAAAATTGCCCGGAAAAAGAAACTCGAAAAAGACTATATCGAATGGTTTGAGTATTACTTTCCGATGTATGCCAAAAAGAAGTCCGCTTGGTTTCATAAGCGAATGGCAAAAATCATCATTGAAAACGAAGTAGTTAACCTATTGGCAGAGATTTACCGCTCCGGTGGTAAATCCGTTCATATCGATATGGGCATACCATTATATTTATATTTTACCAACCGGCTCCGCTTTATGCTTTTGGTGGGAGAAACAGAACCAAAAGCCAAACGGTTGATTTCCGATATACAGGCGCAACTGCAATATAACCAGCGTTTAATCAACGATTACGGCAAGCGTTTTAAATACGGCGACTGGTCGGATGGTGATTTTACCACGAGTGACGATGCCAAATTCCTTGCTATCGGTATCGGGCAAAATCCGCGCGGGGCACGTGAAGGCTCAGAACGTCCGGATTATATCGTAGTGGACGATGTGGACAGTAAAAAAAGAGTGAAAAACGACCGCCTGAGCCGTGAAGCACACGATTGGGTATGGGAAGACCTGAAAGGAACCTTTGACGAAGGCGCCAAACGTGCCCGGTTTATCGTTGCCAATAACAACTTCCATAAAAATACCATTATCAATCAGCTTAAAAAAAACTTTAAGCTCAACGCCCAAAAAGCCAAAAAGCGGGGCGAAACTTCCAAGTATTACGTGCTGACGGTTAAAGCCGTTAAAGACTTGCACAGCTTTGAGCCTAACTGGCCGGAAAAAACAAGTGCAGAATATTGGAAACAAAAGTTTGAAGACTTTCCATACCGCTCATTTATGCGCGAATATATGCACACGCATATTCAGGACGGCGCCATTTTTAAGCCGGAACATATCCGGTATAAAAAACGATTGCAATTGCGACAATATGATGCGCTGGTATTTTACGGCGATTTGAGTTACAAAGACAAAGGCGATTACAAGGCTATGTTATTGGTGGGCAAAACCGGACGTGAGTTTCATATCCTCAAAACTTTTGTCCGTCAATCAAGCCGTGCCGATGTAGCCGTATGGCTGTATGATGTTTACGAAGACTGGAACCTTAAAAAATATCCGGTGCGATATTGGATTGAAGGGCTTTTTGCCCAAGATGAGTTTGTAAACGACTTTGATTTGGAAGGCGACAATCGCGGGTATTATATTCCTGTGGTTGCCGATAAAGACCCGAAAGGAAATAAGTTTGACCGTATTGAAAGTATGGTAGGCTATTTTGAACGCGGTAATGTGTATTTTGACCTCAAACTCAGAGATACCGAAGACACCAATACATTGATAGATCAGTTATTGGCATTTGAAAAAGGCAGCGGTGCCAACGATGACGGGCCGGATGCCTTGCAAAGTGCCATTGCCAAACTCAATGTATCCACTTACATATCAAAGTTTGATGTGCGCATAGGCAAAAGACAAGAGATTATTAACCGGAGTAAAAACAGATTTTAAACTATGGCAAGATTTTTAACCGATGACGATTACAGCGTATTGATACGCCAAGAGATTAAGGAACTGCTGTCGGAAGACAACGGAACCGTATTGCCTGACAAAATATTAAAGGCGGAAGATATGGCAATTGCCCAAATCAAAAATTATTTGTTTGGCAAATACGATATAGCACAGGTTTTTCAAACGGATATTCCGGAAGAAAGAAACCCGCATATCATTATGACGGTAATAGATATGGCACTGTATCACCTCTATACATCCATAAGTCCGGACAAAATACCGCAACACCGTAGCGACCGCTATCAAGATGCCATAGAATGGCTCAAAGCGGTGGCAACCGGAAAAATAGAAGCCGACTTACCGCGAAAAACCGGCGATGACGGCACACCGCATTTCGGCATAAAAATAAGCTCAAACCATCCACCGGAAGACAACCGCTGGTAATAAATAACAAAACACCGTTTAAACAGTGTTTAAACTCGTTCAAATTAAAAGATAATAAAAAAGACAATGAAAGTATTAGGATTTGAAATATCACGTCAGAAAAAGCAAAAAACAGACTTTACGGCAAAACAAACCGCAGATTGCAAATTAAAGATCAATAAACTCGATAAACAAATCATCGATAAAATTGTCAGTCAGTTTAAGGATCGCAGTCGCAAAGATATACAAAAGTGGCGCAAAGCTTTGCTTATGGCAGAGCATCCGGAAACACCGCGCCGTAACTTTTTACAAGATATTTACAAAGACTTGGGAACGGACGGGCACTTAAAGTCGCTGATACGTTTGCGCAAATACACCACGTTGAATACAGCGTTTTATATCACCGATGATAAAGACAAACTCAACGAAGACGCTACGCGTTTTCTCAACAAAAAATGGTTTTATGACTTTCTCGGCATTGCCCTCGACAGTATTTTTTACGGATATACATTGGTAGAGTTTGAAAATTTTTGTGAAAATAAAGTCGATTTACACCTTATTCCGAGACAAAATGTAGTGCCGGAACAAAAAGTGGTTGTCCCTGATTTGACAAAAGATGAAGTGATCAGTTATGACGATGAATATTTTGCCAATTGGTTGATAGAAATAGGCGGTGCCGATGATTACGGCATCCTCAACGATATAGTTCCCAACCTGATATGGAAACGAAATGTAGGCCAAAGCTGGGCGGATTTTACCGAAAAATTCGGCATCCCGATGATTACCGCCGAAACAACCGCCTACGATGACGAAACCATTGATAAAATAGATTATATGCTCAGCCAAATAGGCGAAGCATCTCGCGGGGTGTTCCCGCAAGGAACCACTATCACTTTCCGGGAAGCTGACAGAACCGATGCTTTTCAATCATACGAACACTTTATCAAATATAATAAAGAAGAAATAAGCGTGGCAATTGTCGGCGGAACAATGATAACCAATGACGGAAGCAGTCGCAGTCAGAGTGAAGTCCACGAACGCAACCTCGATGAAAAGATTGCACAGGCAGATAAAAGAGATTTGGCTTTTCTTATCAACGATTATTTATTACCCTTGCTTCGCAATCAGGGTTATAGCTTTATCGGCGAAAATGACCAGTTTGTATTTGCCAAAGAGCATAACCTTAAACTAAATGAATATTGGAACATTGTGAAAGATATTATCAATGAATACGAAGTGGACGAAAAATGGCTGTCCGATACTTTCTTTGTCCCTATAACCGGTAAAAAAAAAAGACAAAACTTACAACCTCTCGCCCAACTGATAGCGGGGTATGAAAATATACAACTTCCGGATTATCCCCAGGAAAGTGATACCGGTAATTTTATCGCCGGTGATTACAACTCGCCCATCCTGATGAAGTTGCAAGAACAACTCGCCAAAGCTATCTGGGATCATATTGACACACTACCGCCACAAGCCCAAATAGTGGCAAACGAAACCAAAACTTTTTTTGAAGCGCTGATAAGCGGTTGGGGTAAGCGCCGTATTGAAGCCGCTTGGGGTGAGCCGGATCACCTGATGCTGGCAATGATGGAATACAACCTGTTTGAATTTTCATCGAGCAAAACGGAAGCCCGCTTGGCGGCAATGTCGCAACTCTATATTGACAAAGACAAATTAAAACTGCGTGGTTTTGAAGCCTTTAAAAAAGAAGCCGAAAAGGTAACTAAAAATTTTAATGAAAATTGGTTAAGAGCTGAATATAACTTGGCGGTTGCCACCGGACAAAATGCCGCTTCTTATGCCCGCTTTATGGCTGAAAAGGATACGGTAACATCTTATGTCCAATACCAAACCGCCGGCGACGAAAAGGTAAGAAGCTCACACCAACTGCTCGACGGCAAAATTTTTAACCTGTCCGACAAAGAAGCAATGCTATGGCCACCCAACGGCTACGGTTGCCGGTGCGAAATGGTGCAATATGTAGGCAACCCGGAAGGACGTGTCAGCAAAGGAAAAGAATTTACCGGAAAAATGCCTCCGGACTGGACAAAAGGATTTGACTTTAACCGGGGCGACCTGAAACAAGTTTTTAGCCGGAAACAATTTTACAGCAAAGGCGAAAATGTTATTAAAAAGCTTACCGAACTTACTTACGACAAGTATAAGTTAAGAAAATGGAAAGAGATAGCCGCAGAAGTGAAACAAGAGCTAAAACTCGACAAAACCATTACCGGTGATAATATAGCCGAACTGTTTAAGGCAACCGGAAAAGACAAAAACGGCAATGAGTTTATGGAGTTTAAAGACTATTTAAACCGCAAACTCGGGCTGTTTAAAAAGACTTTTAACACGCATACAAAAGGAAAATACTTAAATGAAAATGAATTGAGACATCAACTGTTTCCTTACGTAAAAGACGTATTAAAAAATCCGGATGAAGTATGGATGACGGAAAGTTCGATTAAAAACAAATACCAAATCAGATATATAAAATACTTTAACAATGAAGCTGTAATTGTAGATACAGTTCTTAATTTGGATATGGGAATGGAAATTAAAACTTGGTATAGAATGAAACAAGAAGAGATATTTATTAGAAAAGGTCTGCTGATAAACAACAAACCTTTCTAATGCCGGATTCTCAACATTGTCCCCTTTTATTCGGCTTGCTTTGTCCGGCGCAGTGAGCTACCTTATTAAGGGAATATTGAATTACAAAGATAAAACAAAATATTAAAAAATGCAAATATGAGCGCACAAGAAAAATTAACACTGGTTTTGGAACTGTCAAACAAGCTGTTTAACAATAAACTGATGCAAACGAAACGCAAATTGGAAAAAACCACCAAAAAAATGCGTGGCAATATTGACAAGCTCAAAAACAATACGACAGCATCTTTTAAGACAATGGGTGCAAAACTCGATGCCTTTAAAATCAAAACCGTCAGAAGCTGGCAGGCAATGCGCAATGAAATACCTTTGTTCGGGCGGGCAATGGAATTGCTCGGCAATCCGTATGTGTTGGTAGCGGCTGGACTTATGGCAACTATCGGACTGTTTGCCAATGCTACCGGATATGCCAAACGCTTTAATCACGAGTTTTTGCAGATTAGAAACCTGAACCTCGACAAAAGTCAGGAAAGTTTGAACAACTATAAAAACCTTATCAGAGACACGGCTTTTGAAACCGGACAAAATCTCGAAAAAAGCACCATTGCCTTTTATGACCTGCAAAGTGCCACCGGACTGTATGGCAAGTCTGCCGAAAACGTATTTAAAAAAGTGGCAAAATACAGCACGGCAACCGGTGCCGACCTGAATGACAGTATCAATATGACTACCAAAGCGATGAAGGCTTTCGGACTGACCGAAAAGGATATTGACACCTATTTGGCAAGCAACGCCAAAACCGTGCAAACCGGTATAGTCAACTTTAAGGAACTGGCACAAGTGCAAACAGAGTTTGCCGGTGCCGCCGCCGGTGCCGGACAAAGTGTGGACACCGCCAACAAACTTTTTGCCGTGTTTACTTCCATTACCAAAGATGCACGGATGGGCGCCACAATGACCAAAACCGCTTTTCTCGGACTGACACAAGAAAGCACCATAAAAGGGCTGAAAAGTATAGGCGTGCAACTCTACGATGCCAACGGAAAAATGCGCGACTTGGGCGACATCTTGTCCGATGTAAAAGACAAATTTAAAAATATGTCTCCGCAAGAAATTGACCAACTGATCAACAAGATTGGCGGACCCGAAGGACTCCGGAATATGTTTATCAAACTCAAAACAAATGCCGCCGACTTTGAAAAAACAATGGCAACTTTTGACAATAGTAAATTCAATTTGGATAAGGCATTTAAAAACGCCCGGGAAGAAGCCACCGTAATGGGCGATATGGTTAAAAATAAATTTGGTGCCTTAATGGCTCGGCTTGGGGAAGTAACTTTACCGCTTGTCAATAAAGTGCTACGCGGAATTAACGCTACACTTGACTGGATGTATCAACACTGGAACGATATAGCTGATGTGCTCGAAAGTGTAGGTATAGCAGTCAGTATAGTGGGCGGTTATTTTGCTATATCCGCTATATCGGCAATTGGTTTTAGCGGTGCGCTTGGAATGGTAACATTTGGACTACACGCTATAAAAACAGCTATATTCAGTATTCCGATAGTTGGGTGGATTATGTTGGCAATTACGGCTATCGCCCTATTGATTAAAAAAACGGAAGGCTGGAAAAAACAATGGAAAAATATGTCCGCATTTGTCCGTGATATTTTTCACATCATCGGTTTAAGCATCAAAATATCCATTAAAAAAATAGTGGATGATTTTATGAATAAAGTAGAAGTCATCAAAAAAGCCTATTACAAATTGCGTCTGGCAATGGGTATAGGCAACGAAGAAGCCAACAAAAAAGCACTGGCTGAAATCCGAGATAATTCCGCCGATAGAAAATCGGAACTGGCAATGATGCAAGCGGAACTGGACAGCGCCGTGAGAAACCGCCGTAAGTTTGAGTGGAAATTATCGTGGAAAAAGAAACCGGAAAACGAAGAAGAAACACAAAACAGCCCGGCAGGGACTTCACCCACTGCACTTGCAACCGGTGACCTACTCAATACCGATAATACCAACACCGACACGCCCGGCGGTAATACCGACAACGGATTGTCAAAAGTTACCGGAAAAGCATCGGCACCTCGTAGCATCGTCATCAATATTGACAGTTTTGTTAAAGGCGGTATAAATGTAAACCAAGAACAATTTAACCAAATGGATAAAGATGAGCTCCGGAAATGGTTTGAAGAAATGTTTTTGCGTGTAACCAGAAATGTTGAACTTTCAAACGGATAAACTATGGACGATAATTTTATCAAGCGACTTAATAAAGTAGCCAAAGCAATGAATAAACTCCCCGCGCGTGCGGGTGTGGTAGCCGTTAATTTTAGCAAAGAACGTTTCCGGATGAAAAACTGGGTGGACACAAAAAGAGAACCTTGGCCGGATATTTCCGAAACAACACGCCGAAGATACCAAAGTAGAAACCAAAAAAGAAAAGTGCAGGGATCTCTTATGAGCAGAAGTGGGCGACTTAAAAGGTCTATCAGAAAAATATACACATCTCAAACTAAAATTATTATAGGAACGGATGTTACTTATGCACGAATATTGAACGACGGCGGGCATATCAGGCAAAGCGTCTGGGTGAGGGCACACACACGAACCATATCACGCGGGCGAAGAAAAGGTAGCCAAACCAAAGTAAAGGCACATACCCGTAAAATGAATTTAAAAATCCCGCCAAGACGCTTCATCGGACAGAGTGCCGTGCTGATGAGACGTATTGAACGACTGATAGAAAGAGACCTTAAACAAGCATTGAATAGTTGATGAACCGATGAACTGATGAATTGATGAACCGATGAACCGATGAATTGATGAAGCGATGTCATTGCGAACCCCAACTCGTTGGGGTGTGGCAATCCCTAAAATCTAATTTCTAAAATCTAATTTCTGTATGAAAAATCTTTATAAAAAAATTATTGAAACACTGACAAATAATGTCACTAAACAAAATTTTATCGATGCCGGATTATCACCGGTAAAACTGGTAGATGAATACGAAGGACAATATTTTCAACCCGAAATGTTTGAAGGGCTGATACTGCCGGCTGTATTGGTAGAATGGGATATTAACTACCCAAAACCAAATGAGCCGGGAACGGCAACGGTCAATATACATATAATGTATGAACAAACCGAACACGCCGACAGCCATAGCAAGCAGATTGACCGAGCCTTAAAACGCTTTGATTTTTACCAAAAAGTATATGAGCTACTCAACGGAATAGAAAGCGAAAACACCGGCAAACTGCAATTACAAACCGAAAGCGGGCTCAAAGAACCCGCCATTACCAAAGTATATATTTACGGTTTTACTTGCTCATATACCGGAAAACTCAACCGGACGGACTGGGGTGAAACTACACCGGAAGATATGGAACTGTCCGGACATATCAAAGCTTTTGATGTTAATTTGGATATATAAAAAAAACCGGTCACAAATTGCGACCGGTTGTCAATTAAAAGTGTTTACCGCATATCCGACAGACAGGACGGCTATATTGTGATGCAAAGGCGTCTTCTTCAACGGCGGATTTGCCGTCCTCGTATTTATGCGGGCACATCTCTTGCAGGTTGATGATAATACCTTGTATTTTTTCTCCTTTTTTGATGTACTCAAATTGTTTTGCACGCCAAAAATTTACTCTTTTGTTGATTTCTTTGCTATTCATCTTCTAAATCTTGTTCATAATACATTTTTATGTAATCTTTACCATCATAAATATTGCCTACAACTTCAATATCGTGTGCTTCATCGTGTAGCATTGTATAATCTTCAATAGGTGAATTTGAATAATTAAAGCCTACTTGCTTAATAACAAATCTTCCTTTTTCAAGCGCAACATACCCATACCACAGGTTATAGCCTTTTGGCTCTAATGGATCTGTTAGCTTTTGCGTTATCACATCACCGGTATAGATGTCTTTCCCGTTTTTATCTTTATATCCGGTAAATAAATCAGCATCTCTTTCAATTGATAATTCTTGCATTTGGTTTTTCCAATGCACCCTGTATTTTATTTTCATTTGTGTATATTTTTGATTTTATGTAATTCTTCAAGCGATTCAAGTATAGCCTTATTCTTTTCAATAAGATCTCCGTATTGTTTCTTTCTTATACGCTTACGGGCAGACTTTTGGCTGTCCTCTAAATACTCAATATATCCTTTTTGGTATCTAATTTGAGATTCTAATGTTAGTTTCATAATTTATTGTTTTACTTTATATAATAAAATTCATAAGGCGATTCATACACTACTTCAAAATCGAAGCTGTTCTGTGATTTTTTTATAATAGACCAATCTACCGGTTTGTCTTTTTTAAGTAAAAACGGCTCATCA